CGGCACTAGAGCAAGAGGCGGATTTAATACAGGCTAAGCTAGGGCCGGTACAGCCGGTACCAGTACCCGCAACCGGGGTACCGCACTGGAAACACCAAGAGCGGGCGTTTTGGTTCGCGGTAGAACAACCGGCAGTTATGCTAGCTATGGGCATGGGTACTGGAAAGACTAGAGTTATCGTAGACCTATGCCAGTACCGGCAGCACCGTCTAATACTGATAGTATGCAAATTGAAGATACTCAGCGATGGCGTATGGGGTAGGAACTTCGAGCAGTTTTACAAGGGAGGGCCGGTACACGTAGTAGAGCTAACTAAAGGCACTGTGGCTAAGAGGCAGCAACAGGCGCAGGAAGCGTACCAGATGTACCGTAGTACGCACACTGTAGTTATTGTAGTAAATTATGATGCTATCGTATTTAAGCCGCTCGCATCATGGCTACTGGTACAGGAATGGGATTTAGTGGTAGCCGATGAGAGCCACCATATTAAGGCACCCGGAGGGAAGCGCAGCCGCCTACTACACACGATAGGTAAGCGGAGTAAGTACCGCGCAGCCCTAACAGGTACGCCACTGGCGAATAGCCCGCTAGATGCCTACGCGCAGTACCGATTCCTTGATACTTCGGTATTCGGTAGCTCCTATGTACTCTTTAAGAATCGCTACGCGGTACTAGGAGGATGGGAGAACCGAGAGGTACGCGGCTATAAGAACCTAGAAGATTTTGTAGAGCGGTTTCAGTCTATCGCTTTCGAGGTAGGCAAAGAGGTACTAGACCTACCGCCTCAGCACCATATACAAAGGTACGCGGAGTTAGGGCCAGTAGCTAGAAAACACTATAACGAGCTAGACGAAGATTTTATTACATGGTTGCACGGACAGGACGAGGAACCCGTTACGGCAGCTAACGCACTGGTAAAATTGCTACGTCTGCAACAGCTTACAGGAGGGTGGCTAGACGGGGTTAACATAGATACGAGTAAGGCGGAACTGCTACAGGAGATACTAGAGGAAATAGATAACCATGAACCCGTAGTAGTGTTCGCCAGATACTTAGCAGATATTAAGACCATACACGAGCGCGGAGAGTTAGCCGGAAGAACAGTTTACGAGCTATCCGGCAGCATAGACGAGCTAGAGTTATGGAAATCGAGTACAGGCGGAGAGGTACTAGCGGTACAGGTACAGGCAGGCTCAGAGGGTATCGAACTTTTTAGAGCTATGTACTGTATTTACTACTCGCTAGGATTCAGCTTAGGCCAGTACGACCAAAGCCTAAGCCGCATCCATAGACCGGGGCAGACCCGGACGACTATCTACACTCATTTAATTATGAAAGACACGAAAGACGAGCAAGTATATAAGGCTCTATCTGAAAAGAGGGCCGTAGTAGAGGCCATTATGAAAGGGGAAGTATGACGAATACAGAGTACAGGCACGTACAACCAGATAACCCTAACTGCCCGGTAAGAGGGGGAGGGCCGCACAGCTTTAGACCTAGAGCAACGGTACGAGAGCCGATAGAGGGAGGGAAGCGGCAAATTGAATCGGTAGTGCAATACTACTGTACGTACTGTTTAAGCGTAGTAGCTATGGAGCTACCAGAATCAGCAGAGGAGCAAGCACGAATACCGCTAAATACAGACCTAGCAGGCGTGCAGCAGATGGTAGACTCGGTACGGAGCTTCCTAGAGGCATCGGACGAGATAGCAGCTATGCCGCGAGACGTGGAGCTACGCGCGGTAACACAAGCTAAAGAGCGACAAGCTACCGCAAAACTACGGATGGCTAGCCTAATCGGATACCCTAGTAAATAATGACAGGAGATGAACAAATGAGTATGGTACTTACACTACTTGAGGAGTACCGCCTAGCGGTAGAACAGAATCCGCTACGGGTATGGAGACGCATTAACATTATCAGCGCGGCAGAGTGCGCGAACATTCTACGCACTACGCCTAGTACGCTTATGAAGTGGGAAGGAGGTACACTACCGAACAATGAAGCTATGAGGCGTATAGCCGCTCTAACGCAGAATCCTAATATTGCGGCAGAGTGGGAGGAGTGGGAAAGGAATCTACCCTAGTGAGTTATCAAGAAGAAATAGTACGATTCGTAGACCTAGTAGAAACGAAGAAACTACTAGAGGCGCAAGTTAAGGACATAGACAAGGAGCTAAAGCCACTGGAAGAAAGCCTGTTAGAGCATTTTATAGAGATGGGGCAACAGTCTACTAAGGTGAACGGTAGGACGGTCTACCTACACCGCCAATGGTGGACGGGGCCGATAAAGGACGCTAACGGGGATTCAGATTACGATACGTCTACTCGCGCCTTGATTGCGGCGGGTTTGGGGCGCATGGTGCAGACCCGTTTCAACTCGCAGACCGTATCCGCATGGGTACGAGAATTGCCAACAGACGAGCTAGGCGTCCCAATACTGCCACCGGAGGTAGAAGGAAAACTACTAGTACAGAAGACGGTCGCACTGCGAACACGCAGTAGCTAACAAAAGGGGTATACACACAATGGCAACTAAGGATAAAGAACTAACGACACCCGAGAGCGAAGGGTACCTAGTTACGCTAGGCGACACAGACGCAGTTAGGGAACTAATAGATGATAACCTAGGCGGAGACTCTATTGATAGATTCTCCCTTACACGTATCAAGATTCCTACAGGCGGTAACATCGCATGGACGGTACCCCGGTTAACCGGGCCAGAACCGGAGAAAGAGATAGCAGGAGTTATCCCCTACTGGCGTACTACTCGCGCCTACTGGAAAACGCCATACGGAGAAGGGGAGACAGGCGACGCACCGCCGGATTGTAGCTCGCAAGATGGGCACATAGGAGAGGGAGACCCCGGAGGAGAATGTAACGTATGCCCGCTAAACCAGTGGGATAGCGACCCCAAAGAGACGGGCGGCAAGGCATGTAAGGAGATACGTAGTATTTTCCTACTGGAAGAAACCGCGCTACTGCCGTTCTATCTTCCTATCCCTCCTACGAGCATTCCACTAGTCAAAGCCTATTTTATGAACCTAGCGAGCAACGGTATCAACTACTGGCGCATCGTTACTGCGTTCACACTAGAGGCGACGAAGAACAAAACAGGGATTGTATACTCGCGAGCGGTACCGCGATTTGTGCGGCACCTATCAGACGAGGAAGTAGCCGTAGTAATGAGCTACCGAAACCAGATTAGGCCAGCACTGGAAGCGCAGATACAGGTAGTGCGCTCAGAAGTAGATAGCCCGGAACTGTCCTAGTTACTAATACGAAAGTAGGCCGCTACCTTTTGGGTACGGCCTACTTTCGTTACCCGCCGCTCAGCCCCTGATTAGAAGGAAGAACGACCGATGCCAATTTACCCGTTTGATACCGAACACGCAACAGGCTACGTACAGGCGTTGTGGCCGGGTGGCCTACCCGAGCATACGCAGGCGGTACTATTCGCGCTACCAGAGCGTAGCGTATGGAGCTACCACGATTCCGAAGTAATCCTACGCGCACTACCGAATATCTACGGTAGCGCAGATATGTATATACATATGGGAGTAGTGAGTGATAGCAAGAAGTACGCGAGAAACACGCGGCCTACTATCTCGGATATTCTCTACATTCCGGCAGTATGGGTAGACCTAGACCCCAAAGGCATAAGCAAAGAGGAGCTACGAGGGTGGCTAGATGGGCTAGCGTTTACCCCGTCTATGCTAGTCGATACAGGTAACGGCTATCACGCCTACTGGTTACTTGATAAGCCACTATACGCAGCGGCAGCGGGGCCACTGGTACACGGTTTCCAGAACTGGATACAGGGTCAAGCACACTGGCACATAGATAGCACGTTTGACCTTGCGAGAGTAATGCGTATCCCCGGTACATGGAACTACAAAGACCCGCAAAACCCTAAGCGAGTGGAGCTAGTCTACGCCAACACAAGTAGACGGTATGACCCTAGCGAGTTTCCTATAGTAGAGGTACAAGACGTACCAGTAACTACGCGCGTCCTACCAGACGTTATACCCGAGGGCGGGCTACTGGATAGCTCAGGTAGGGACGATACGCTATTTAAGATGCTATGCGCCTTGCGCCGGTTTGGGTGTACCGAGGGTATGCTAATGACGGTGGCTACCGCGATAAACGAAAAGCACATGGAGCCACCGCTAGCCGATAGAGTAGTAAAGCGTAAAGTTTACTCTGCAATGAAGTATAAGCCTACGACGCTGGTAGAGACAGAACTAGAAAGAGTATCAAATGAACGAGCCTTACGGGACTACGTTTAACGTACAAGAGCAAGATTACTACAAAGAGCTAGTAGATGATATAACAAATAATAGTACACTTTCCGCTAATGCTAAAGCGATAGTGCTAGGATGGTTAGCTAATATTCGAGCGGCCAGTATGCAGCGCATCCGCAAGGCAGTAGTATGGGAGGTAGTATTTTACTCGAAAGCATACGAGGCGGAAGTATCGTTAACGTTCGAGAAGCTAGGCGACATACATAGCCAGAGGCTCTTTAATCAGCGCCTATGGAGCGTTAGCAAGGGGTTCAAACTACCGAAGATGAGTGCGGGGGAGTGGGACGCATTGCTAAGATTTCTAGGTAGACTCTTTGGAGATAATGTAGTAACGGTAGAGACCGAGGCAGAATGGCTAGATGGCATATTCAATTCGTGGATTACGGGCCACCATGAACCTAGTATACGTTGGTGTAAGGAGGATGCTAGCCACCTAGCTAACGTTCTAGCGAGTGTTACTACAATATCAGGTACTATGGGTAAGTCGATAACGGGTAGCCGGTACGGTATAGAGAACGTCGCATGTATCGAGTACAAAGGATACTACCATATCGTTCTATCGAACTGGATACGCGAGCTACAGAGAAACGCTATACAATTCACAGAGACCGAGCTAAAAGCGGCACTACATAATACAGGATGGGAGTCTAAGTATCAGCTAGCAGCCCGGAAGAATGACGAGATGGGGGTTATTAACAAAAGGGTCTGGCGTAGCCCTATCGGATTCGAGTTACCAGCTATGCCCGGAGAGCCAGACGGGGCCGCGAGTGCTAACAGTGCTAACCAGAGGCATATTCGCCTAGTAGAGAGGTAGTGCTAACAAATTAGGAGTGGTTAGCACTGTTAGCACTGTTAGCACTGTTTCTTTTTTTTTCAGGATTTTAGACCGGGGGAGGAAAATCACATGCGAGGTACCGGAGTGCGTTTTTCAAAAAAAGTGCTAACGTGCTAACAGAGGCGCTTTCAGATACGAAAATAGGTAAAGATGGAGTGATAACAGGATGATAACTAGGGCTAACAAGTGATAACACGTATCGTATGCGAGCAATCGCTACTAGACAATGGTACTAGAACTACAAGGGGTAACTACACATGGTAGGTATTAGTAACTGTTTCGCCATTACTGGTACAGCGGGAGCAGGTAAGACAACGGCCATACTAGCCACTATCGAGGCAGCACTAGAAACTAGGGATGAGGAAGAAATCTACCTAGTAGGTCTAACACATGCGACAAAGAACGCAGCACTAGCGAGAGGTATAGAGCTACCAGAGGGTAATATTACTACGATGGATAGTCTATGCTTTAGGCTCTATAAGGAGTGGAAGGGAGTATACCCGGCACTATTCCACCCATACACCGGGCAAGGAGTAAGTAGGTTCAAATACACTAAGGAGAGTAGAGATAGGATTACTAGCTTTAACGAGGAAATGGAGTGGGAGCTATTTACAGACAACGCTAGGCCACAGGAGGTACGAGAGAGCGCAGCTACGCAGTATTGGATGGTATACTCACTACTACGCCAGAGACGAGTACCGAGGGACGAATGGGATAGAGAGGTAGGCTACAAAGGTTTATCTAGTAATCTCTTTAGTAACTTTGTTAGTGACTATGAGGAGTGGAGCAAGTACAGGGAGGTACTAGACTTTACCGGAGTCAAAGAGGCGATACTAGCAAGCGGTACCATGCTACCCAAACTAGCGAGTATAGTATTCCTAGACGAAGCGCAAGACAATAACGCACTAGAGCTAAGCCTACTACATATGTGGGGGAAAGAACTGTACGAGTATTGGCTAGCGGGAGACCCTAACCAAGCTATATACGAGTCTATGAGAGGCGCAGTAGGGCCAGACTTCCTTTATGGAGTGCCACCCGAGAACGAATGGAAGCTACCCAAGTCTAATAGATGCGCTAGTAACATACTAGCATATGGCTTTGAACTAACGCAGAGGGCCAGTGCCTACCATGACTACGGGGAGGTAGAGCCACGAGAGGCAGGCGGTACTATATCGTTTATTGACCTTACGTTAGACGGGCCAGCGGAAATAGCCGAATATCTCGCGCAGGAAACAAAGAATGGAGATAAGGTAATAGGCGTACTCGCGTCTTATGACGGAAATAGAGGAAACCTAGAAGCAATCACAGAAGAACTAGATAATATAGGAGTAATGTACCATAACCCTTACAGCGAGGATTACAAGTGGCGACAGTTTGACACTAGGACGCTACGGAGAATTAAGGCGTTTCTTAAGCGACCGTGGACAATCGAGAACGTACTAGATTGGGCAGAGTTAGTAGGTACTAGCTTAGTGTTTAATCATGGTGTACTAGGTAAGCTAGAGGCTAAGTACAAGTTAAGGACAGTGGTAACCGAGGAAATAGCCACCTACGCATTTAAGGAAGGCGCGGAGGTACTTAACGCGGATTTATCATGGATACAAGGGAAGCAAGGAAAGAGCAGTAGCGGCACTAAGTCACTAGGCGCAGCAAAGAACATTATTAAGCGGTACGGAGGGATGGTAGAAGCACTAGACGCAGAGCCATGTATCATCGTAGGAACCGTACACAGTGTTAAAGGAGGAGAGATGGATAGCGTACTAGTATTCCCTGATATATCGTACATGAGGAAAGCCGAAGGCGGCAGCGTATCGGACGATGAAGTCCACAGGCTAATGTACGTCGCGGTAACCAGAGCACGAAAGGAGGTACTACTAGCTAAGCCAATGGGTAGGAGCCTAAGAGACAGGTTGTATTATGACTGGTAATAAATCTACGAAAACGCCGCGAGCACACGTTACTAAGCTAGTAGAATACTACCGTACGCTATATAGCGAACTTCCAACACTACCGGATGAAACGGTAGGCCAGCTAATGAGGGATTATCAGCGGTGGCTATTATCCAATGAAACGGTATCGGATACTCTACCATCGGCCGCAAGGGAAATATAAGGCTTGTGCTACTGTTGGTAGTTTCACTATTGAATCAGTAGTGCAACACGGACAGGTACTATGCCCTACCTGTAATCAACTAGTGGAAGTAATAGAGGATGGCGTAATATGAGTTTGGTAGAAGTAGCGCGGAAATTAGGACTTGTAGAGATTCAGCGCGAACCCGGTACGCGAGTCTGCTACAGATGCCGAGAGCCAATCGAGAAAGGGGAACGCTACCGAGCCGTAGCCGTCCGGGGCGCGGGGAGATTTGCCCATACATACCAATGTACGAGGGAGCTAGAAGAATGGATACATGCGAAAGATGCGGTAGACCCGCAAGACGACTAAAGAACTATCTAGTAGGCGCGAGACTACTACGATACTGTACTACGTGCTATGTTTACGTTACTAGGCACTATAGGCCGATAGGCGCAAACGAGAGTAATAAGATAACTACAGAGAAAGAGGGAACCTACTACCAGTATGAACTTCCACAATAGCCCGTACTGCGTTTGCGGGTGTCCTAAGCGGTGGCACATGCGGCAGCAAATGGCCGGTACGTACTGTTACTGGTGCTGGTGCAAAGAGTACAGAAAGGCGCAATATGGCAAGCGAGCAAACAATACAGAAATCAGTACAGGCACTATTTACACAGCTACGAGCGGACGGGCTACCGATATGGTGGCTCAAGGTTAGCGGTAATCCATTCCAGAGGCGCGGGGTACCAGACCTAATAATAAACTTAGGAGGTAGATTCTACGCTATTGAGCTAAAGACAGAAACAGGGGTACTATCAAAGTCGCAAACATTCGAGATAAACGCTATAACGCTCGCACACGGAATAGTAGCAGTGTGTACTACTAAGGCTCAGGTTGCCGATTTCCTGATGGCCGTCTCTGCGACGCGGAACGGGGGAGGGTACCTAGCCCGCTGGCCGCGTGCCTTAGACCGTCTGTTGAGCGTTACAAAGGGTCTGGATGCACATATTGACCCTTGATGCTACCGTGCCCGCATGGGTATATTCAGCTTGTCCCTAACTGCCGGGGTTCTGGCGATGGTAGGCGCGGTACTGTACTGGCAGCACTCGCTAACCGAACCGGAACCCGTAGAACCAATAGCACTCGCACTACTGATAGACAGTAGCGAGATAATCAGTACAGCGCACAGACTCAGTACCGAGGTACACGCGCCTACGCCAGTTACACCAACAGCGACGCCTACGGCTACTCCGATACCGCCAACAGCTACGCCAGTACCGTTACCGACCGCTACGCCAGTGCCGCTACCGCAGCCAAATGTACAGGCAGCGACTTACCACGATGGTACATTACAAGATTGGCTGATAGCGGCAGGGTGGCCGGGGCCGTTACTACTCGAAGCAACAGCCGTAGCACTGTGCGAGAGCGGAGGAAGGCCAGACGCCTACAATCAAAGTAGCGGAGTATACGGACTATTCCAATTGTGGGGAGGATGGTTTACCTACTTCGGGTACGACTTAAACCAGTGGAGTAATCCGGTAGTAAACGCAGCAGTAGCCTATAACACTTACCAGTACGATATACAAAGGGGTCAAGCACCGTGGCAACAATGGCAGTGCAAGCCGTGGTAACGGAGGATTTATACGTATTCCTAGACACGCTACGCCTATACGCTAAGAGGCACGAAGTATGTACAGCGCATATTACTGTCAATGTGAGAGGTACAAAGAACAAGTACGAGGTACACGGTAACGAAGTAGCATGTACCTACTGTGCAGGATACAGAGAGTAGCGCAAGGAGCAGGGGCCGTGATAATCTCTGTAGGTGGAAGATATAGCATCATGTATGCTACTCATATGGGTGCTGGTATTTGTACTAGCGCCAGCAATGATACTCCTAATGATAATAGCACGAGTGCTATTCGGATGGTTTAGACCATGACAAGTAACAATGTAAAGTGTGATTGGGTAGTAAAGTACAGTGGATTTAGTACGGGCCATCCATGTCGGTATGCTCGCAGGTTTGTTCTAGTGTTGACACCTAAGAACGGTAGCGAGCCACAGTACGTTTGCAGGTATCACGTAGGCCAGATGATAACCGAGCTACATACGAGCAAACACCAAACGCAAGCAATCGTAGTAGGACTAGCTTGAATGTACGTAGGCTCGATAGGCCGCAATCCAATAGAGCCGCTAGGCGCGGTAGTCTTTGGTAACGAAACATGGCGGCTACTCGATATGAACGGTATGACGATGGGCTACGTAGTGAAATGGCCTACTATGTTTGCCTACTATCGAGCAGACCTAGACGCAGGGCACGAAAGAGGATGGGCATTAACGTATGAGGAGGCGGTAACAGCTTGCCGGGTTACATGGTTCAAAGATGTAGGTATGATATGAAGTACAAGTGTAAGAAGTGTAAGGTAGTGCGGGTACCGATGGTAGATATGCAGTGCTTAGACTGTACAGGTAAGAGCGTAGAGGAATGGGCCACCGCGCGAGCTAAGGCACCAAGGCCAAAGGGGGCTAGGCGTACCCATGCTTAGCGTGTTAGCCTACCGATGCCCTAGCCAAACCGGGCACCGGGCCGCTAGTCAGTGAGAGTGGCAAGCGGCCCAACACTCTAGGAGGAAATCTACAATGACTCAGCCAACTACAGAGGAAAACGAAGACCCTACCCGTAGGGAGGAACGGCAGGAGGAGCGAGCCGAGGAAGATTCGCCAGAGGCGGAAGGCGAGACAGGCTACGGAACCGGAGAAGGCGCAGTAGTGCCGGAGACCGAGGAAGAAGCCGAGGTAGGCGACGCAGAAGAAGCCGCAACGGACGACTAGTTAAAGGCAGCTAACGGGGGTAGGTGACTAAGCTGTAAGCCTACTCCCCTAGCTGTATATAAGGGGTAATACATATGCCTACTACTGCCGAAGAACGAGCGGAAATACAGAAACTAGAGTACAAGCCTAGCGGTAACAAGTCGCCACTAGGTAAGACTACAGACGATATACCGCACGCGGCAGAGTGGGAGTACGACAACCTAATGATAGCCGATATGAAAGTAAAGGGCTATACATGGGATGAAATAGCGCAGAAAGTCCACCTAGACCCGGATACCGTCTACAAAAAGTGGATGAGTATTAAGAGCCACTGGCGCAAGCGACGCCTAGCAATCGTAGACGAATATTTTGATATCGAGCTAAACAAGCTACAGGCGTTAGAGGATGAATACTGGCGCAGCTATCGAGCTAGTATAAATGTCATACACTACGAATTAAATAGCGAGGATGGTTTAGTACAGGCTAAAGAGGGCATACTAAACCCCGGAGACCCGCGCTACCTTGATGGCGTACTAAAGTGCATGGGTGACAGAGCAAAGCGACTAGGACTATACAAGACAGAAAAGGCAGTAGGCGAGCTAGCAGACACCGTGCGTACTGTGTTAGAACTTCCAACAGGGGAGGATAATGCACGAACTATTAGTGCCATTGCCGATGCAATCGAACACATACGCAGCACTGAAAACGCCAACTAATGATGAAGAACTATACGAGGCAGTACGACTACTAACAGGGGTTAAGATACCGAGGGTCAAGGTATGCCCCAACCATGTAGCGCCGTTTACAGCGTTTGCAGATTCGTTTTTTGCGAGACACAGTACAAGCGTATGGTACGCTAGTAGAGGTTTCGGCGGGAAGACGTACATGCTTGCGCTACTCGGATACGTAGAAGCTCTACTACTGGCAGCGCGAGTTAACATACTAGGCGGCAGCGGTAAGCAGAGCGAGAACGTTATCCAGTATCACGATAGCTGGTGGAGTTTGCCGCAGGCACCCGTAGCAATCATCCGGGGTAGACGGCAGATTACTTCCACTAAGTTTCTAACAGATGCCTACATATACACGCTCAAGGCATCGCAGAGAAGTATTCGAGGGCCGCACCCGGAACGCCTACTACTTGACGAACTAGACGAGATAGATATAGGGCTATTTAACGCAGCGACCGGGCAGACGCAGAGCCATTACCGGGTAGGCCATACTATCAAGGCGCAGCTAACAGCTAGTAGTACATGGCAATACCCGAACGGTACAATGAAATATGTAATGGACTTAGCGAACGAGAAAGGGTGGCCGGTTTGGGAATGGTGCTACCGTGAAACGCTAGAGCCGCACGGATGGTTAACACGCGAGGAACTAGAGAGTAAGAAGCACGATACACCTAGTCTAATGTGGGAGACGGAGTACGAGCTACAAGAGCCAAACGCAGGCGTACTAGCACTTGATACACTATCTGTAGACGGCATGTTTGGAGTTACAGGGGATGGGCAGTACGAGAAGTACGAAGGCAAGGTAGACGAGTACCTAGAGTTTGAGCTACCGCAGGCGGGCGGTAGGTATGTTACTGGCGCGGATTGGGCGCGTAAGGTTGACAAAACAGCGATTGCTACACTACGGATAGACTGTACGCCAGCGCGACTAGTGGCCTTTGAGCAAATGAATAGGCGCACATGGGATTATATGATAGGCCGCTTAGAAACTCGGCTACTGCGTTACGGCGGGGTAGGTAATCACGATGCGACCGGACTAGGCGACATAGTAGCGGAGAGGCTACAGGGTAACGCGGAGCTACGAAAGTCTAAAGTTAAGGTACTGGATACTATACTAGTAGGCAAACACCGTAGCGATATGATTAGCTCCTACGTTAGCGCGATAGAGAGCGGAGACATAACTAGCCCGTTTATCACATATCTGTACAACCAACACAGGTACGCGAGCCGCGATGATTTGTACGGGGCCAGAGATGAGGGGCACCTACCGGACGGATTTTGTAGCGTAGCTCTAGCATGGGCGGGCCGGAATGAGCTACCATCGGCACGGAACTTTACCCCGGTAAGTGTGACAGGCGGTACCAGATGGTAGTAAAAGACCTAAAAGCAATTGGTACTAGTGGACTAAATCAGCAGAGTGGACACATACAGGACGACCCGCTACGCGAACTATGGGGGCAGAGAGGCGCTACCGAGTATCGCAGAATGAGCGAGGATGCGGTACCGTCTGCTATATTGTTCGCTATCGAGATGGTATGTAGGCGAGTAAGCTGGCGCATAGAACCTAATCCTAACTTTGTAGATGATGCAGACGCGATTAAGTACGCGCAGTTTGTAGACGAGTGCCTACATGATATGTCTAGCGATTGGGAGGAGACACTATCAGAGGTACTAACGTTCCTTACTTACGGCTTTGCGCCTCTTAATGTAGTGTACAAGATGCGGACAGGATGGAAAGAGGATGGTAGCCGTAGTACGTATAACGATGGGTTAATAGGTTGGCGCAAGTGGAGTTTACGCGCACAAGAGACGGTAGATAGCTGGAAGTTTGACGAGAACGGCGGGGTAGAGGGGTTAGTACAGGTAGCACCGCCAGACTATAAAAGATACGACATACCAATAGAGAGCCTACTACTGTTTAGGACGACTGCCCGCAAGGGTAATCCAGAGGGGCGCAGCATTCTACGCGGTGGCTATAGAGCGTTTGTGTATAAGACGCGAATAGAAAAGATAGAAGGCATCGGTATAGAGCGAGACCTAGCCGGACTGCCGGTAGCATGGGTACCGCCAGAGATTCTATCAGGGGAAGCTACTAGCGACGATGTACAGATACGTACCGCTATTACAGAAATCGTTACTAACATACGTAGAGATGAGCAAGAGGGCATCATATTTCCACTGTCCTACGATGAGAATGGAAACAAGCAGTACGAGCTAACGCTACTCAGTACAGGCGGTACCCGGCAGTTTAATACAGATGCTATCATTAACAGGTATCACCAACTCATAGCTATGACGGTACTAGCAGACTTTATCCTACTCGGCCATGAGTCGGTAGGTAGCTTTGCGCTGGCGAGTAGTAAGACGAATCTATTTAGCTATGCGCTAGGCAGTTTCCTAGATATGATTGCAGGGATAATCAACAGACACGCTATTACTCGGCTAGTACAGGTGAACGGATGGAGTGTAGAGAAGTCGCCAATTATTACGCATGGCGATATTGAGAGTATCAACCTATCGGAGCTAGCGGAGTACCTTACCGCGCTAACAGGCGCGAACATCGTACTAGACGAAAAGGCGACAGAGTACCTACTAGACCAAGCGAACATACCGCACGATAAGATAGCAGAAGATGACGGTACAATTTAAGACTAGGCAGAATACGCGGTACCGACCTAAGTTTACCTACGTAGACCCGCAAGAGTACAAGGAGATACTTAAGGCGGCAGATGCAGAGGTAGAGAACGTACTAGATGCGTTTAAGAAGGCACGGCCTAACACTGGTACGATTAACCGCAACCATGTACGCAAGGTAATCAAGGACTACCAGACTACGGTATTTGACTCGCTAATGCCAATCCTAGAGCGTATCGCACTGGTAGGAGCGCGAGAGGCAGCGAGGAAAGCAAAGATACCGATTAAGTTTGCAGATGTTACTACTAGCTTTGATAAGGTACGGCTAGAGTCCCTACAGGTAGAGCTAGGGAAACTGATAAACGGTATTAGCTTTGCACAGATGGATACTATCGAGAAGCTAATACAGGCGTCTATTATGCACGGTATCGAGCCAAAGAATATCGCTAAGCTGGTAGACCTAGCAATTACGGCCCCGGATGCCGGGGTACTCGCGCTAGGCCAGAAGATAGAACAACTGCCACCGGGTAGTACAAACTGGCAGACGATACAAGAGACACTAGAAATGTCATTAACGAAGCAAGCTAGTAAACAGGCTATGACGATTGCCCGTACAGAGACTATGCGAGCAGCGAATACCGGGCAAGCTACGTTTTGGAACGAGGCTAAGAAAGACGGCCTACTAACCAAAGATGCTAAAGTAGTGTACATAGTAACGCCAGACGATAGGCTATGTGAAGATATATGCGAGCCTATGACCGGAAAGACGCGGAGTATGGATGGACATTTCAAGCTACCAGACGGAGAGCAGATAAAGAGTCCACCAGCGCACCCTAACTGTAGGTGTACTACTGGTATAGTACGGAGCTAGTTACTGTCGCTAGTAGGCGAAACGCTAGAGGGGTTGACAGGCTTTCCGGGGTGAGACTAATCTAAGCCGCCATGCCAGACGACTTTCAACCAATGACTACCTTTCTGGCGCGACTCCGCGAGCTACTTAAAGGGAAAGTAGATAGCGAGACATACAGAGCCGTAGAAAATATGGCTAGGGGATATGCAGGCGGTAAGGCTAAGGCGCAGGTAGCGCGACAGATTACCGCTACTATTCGTTCACACGCAGAGGAGCTAGAGCTACCGCTACCCGAGTACGAAGCGGCAGAGCGAGAGTTTTATGAATCGGTACTAGACTACACGAACGATGTAGAACCCGGATTCGCACAGAACGCCAGACTACCTAAAGCAGATGAGCGGGTAAACTTCCGCAAGGCAAACGAGGTAGGCCAGACTTGCGGAGACTGTAAGTTTTACACCTACGGTTCCTGTCGCATGGTAGAGGGGTCTATTGAACGTACAGATACGTGCGACCTATTCAGCGAGCGCGGCATAGCACTGGCCGAGGGCAAGCTATCGGGCCGGTGGCTATTCCTAGAGACGCCACAAGCCTACGCAGAAGCGCCGGACTGGATGCCCCTACTACCAAAGGTGGGGAGTCATAAGCACCCGAGGTACGGTACGGTAGCATTCACTAAAGAACGTAACGCAGGTTTCGTAAAGAACTTTAAGAACAAGGTATACCAAGAACAACTACCAGTAGACGCAGAGCACCAGTTAAAACTATCCGGGGCGGTAGGGTGGATTAAAGAGCTACGCCAGAATACAGACGGTAGCGTAGATGCAAAGGTAGATTGGACAGATAGGGGTAAGTCTCTTATTAAGGCAGGTGGCTATAGGTATGTCTCACCCGAGTTTCTAGAGAGTTTCGTACAGCCGGAATCAGGGAAAACATACGAAGATGTAGTAATCGGCGCAGCTATTACTACTAGGCCATTCTTTAAGGAGAGAAGCCTAAGACCATTAGTAGCAAGCGAGCAAGGGTTTAGTATTGCTGGTAGCGATGAAATCCTAGAATCAGCAGACGAGGAAGTAAAGGGTATGCCTGATAAGACAGAGGAAAACACGGACGACACAGACCGAAAGTTTGCAGAGATGCAGGCAGAGAACGCAGAGCTAAAAGCGTTCCGAGAAGAAGCTACTAAGATTCAGACTGAACAGTCTGAAAAGATTAGTAAGCTAGAGACAGACGCTAGGACGAAGCGTTTTACTGATGAGGTAATGGGCCGTTCTAGCGAGTCTGATATTCGCTGGCATGGTGAAGTAGAGAAGCATGTTAAGACGCTAGCCGGACTCGCTACCGCATTCGGAGAGGATGCCGAGGAGTTTAAGGACTACGTTACGCAGCAGCGCGAGTATGCCACTAAGGTACAATCTAGTGGTATGTTTACCGAAGCTGGTAGCGAGGCAGGCGGCGGGTCTATTGGTACTGCCTACGCAGAAATCCAAGCCAAAGCTAAGAAGCTAGTAGAAGAAGGCAAATCCCCTACTATCGAGCAAGCATTTGCAGAGGTAGCAGAGCGAGAGCCGGAGCTAGTAGCGCGGCACTATAACGAGGGGGGCAACTAATGACAACCGAGGGAATGCAACCCCTTAAGGCCAGTATTCCAGCAGGCGCGGACTTGTCAGCCGCAGCCAACCAGTACAAGGCCGTTAAGCAGGATGCTAATGGGGATATTGTACTCTGTAGTGCAATTACCGATAGAGCAATCGGTATTCTACAGAACACGCCAGCACTCGGAATACCGGGTGAAGTAATGATTATCGGGGAATCCAAGTATCAAGCGGATGCGGCTATCGCTATCGGAGCTTTGCTAGGCGTATCGGCAGACGGGCAGTTTGTTACGGTAGCAGCCGGGGCACCTACTCAGCATTGGGTAGGCCGTTCGCGTACTGCACCGGGCGCAGCCGGGGTACTCGGTACCGGGTGGTTCAACTTTGTAGTGCCTATGCCCGCACTAACGGCCAACTAAGGAGAGGTAGCTACAAAAGATGCCACAGCCAACACAGAACCAAGTACACGTTGACTCGATACTAACGAATATCAGCGTTGCCTATATGCAGTCGCAAGACGTGTATATCAACCAAAAGGTATTCCCTGTAGTATCGGTAGACAAGCAATCAGACCTTTACTTTGTCTATCGTAAGGGGGACTGGTTTAGGGATGAGGCACAGCTACGGGCAGACGGGGTAGAGTCTGCCGGTAGTGGCTACACCCTAGCTAGTGAAGGGTACTCCGCGCGAGTATGGGCCATCCATAAGGACGTAGGGCCGCAGGTACGCCAGAACTACGATAATCCACTAGATGCAGACCGAGACGCGGCACGGTTCGTAATGAATCGTCTAATGTTGAGGCAGGAAGTCCAGTGGGTTAACGACTACTTTAAGTCTGGCGTTTGGGCTACTGATATTACACTAGCAGCGGGTCTAAAGTGGGATGTTTACGCAACCAGTAACCCCGCTGGCGACATTCGCACTGCACAACTAGCAATGTTGCAGAGCACCGGGCTAGAGGGTAATACACTAATAGTAGGGGCGCAGGTGGATGCCGCACTTAAGGGGCATCCGGGCATTAAAGACCAATTCAAGTATACCAGTAGTGCCAGCGTTACCGAAGATATGATAGCGAACTATCTAGGAGTAGGTAAATACCTAGTCGCCAAAGCAGTACGCAATACTGCCGAGGAAGGCGCGGTAGATGCAATGTCGCTACTCTTTGGTAAGCACGCACTACTAGTACACGCAGCGCCAGACCCCGGACTACTAGTGCCTAGTGCGGGTTATACGTTTATGTGGAAGGGTATTAGCCACGGTATCGGGGCTAACCTTTCTATCTACAAAATCCCTATGGATATGCTAGGGCTAGGTACTCAGCGAGTAGAAGGCCAAATAGCGTATGTTAACAAGGTAGTAGCGTCTGATTTGGGCTACTTCTGGAACGCGGTAATTACGTAGGATGGCCGCTAAGAAACCGCCAGAGCCGCTTAGAACGTTCCGCAAGGTAACAAGAGGATTTGACGGTTACGAGGTAGGACTAGAGGTAGACTGTACTGATTGGCCGAATACTAAGGAGCTAGTCAGTACGGGCTATCTTTCCAGTGACTATCGCACTGTAGAGAGTGAAGATACAGCGTAAGAGGTGGTACCCCTTCCTACTTACGGTATAGGGACAAAGGACGGCAGTGAGTGGTAGACTTTCTCCCAAAGACTAACCCTACTGCCGTCCTTCCTATGCAGAGGGAGGGCTAACGCTATGCCATATGGCGGAGACCCGGCAGGCAGCGATGCAGATGCGGTACGATTCTGGATAGGGGATACAGACCCCGCTAACCCGCTATTTTCAGATGCAGAAATTGACTACCTGCTAGAACTAGGTGGTAGTCCACTTAACGCGGCTATACTGGCGTGTAACTCGCTCATAGCCCGGTACGCACACGAGGTATCGCGCACTATCGGCAGTCTAAGTGTTAACGCATCCGATAGAATGAAACACTTTATGGAGCTACGTAAAACCTTAGTAGATAGAGCTACGCTACGAGTAACGCCAATAGCAGGCGGTATCAGTGTAGGAGCTAAGGCAGCGCAGGAAGCGAATACAGACCGAGTGCTACCATTCTTTACAAGGGATGGTAGCATATAACATGGCCGATATGCGAGCAGACTTTGCGGACTGGTTGAACCAAGAGGTAAAGCTAGAACATAGCTTAAGCGTTAACGAGTATGGAGAGCACAGCTACGATTTACAGGTAATGGTAATGGGCCGTATCGAACACAAGCGCAGAGCCATACTAACGAAGGATAACGAGACGCTAATAAGTCTAGTTACTATCTATGTACCTAGCGAGCCTGTAGTAAATGCGGATGATAGGCTAACACTGCCGGACGGTACTACCCCGGTAATACTTGCAGTAGACAAACAGCCGGACGAGTACGGACAAATCTACTACCAAGCGATAATGACATGACATTTAGTTTTAGGGTAGTGCTAGATGAAGCGTCTGCTAAGAAGTCAAACGAGGCTCTAAAGAAAGTAGGGAGGGACGCGCCTAAGATTGTGGCGCAAGCCGCCTACAATGACTTAGAGGATACTATGACTATTAGCAAGCAACAGGCACCCGTAGATACAGGCGTTATGCGAGCTAGTGGTACGGTAGACCGGCCAGTAGTGGAAGGCGATAATTGGAGCGTAGAGATAGGGTACGGGGGAGCTTCGGCGGCTTACGCCATATACGTACATGAGAACTTATCAGCTAGGCACACAGTAGGTAACGCTAAGTACCTAGAGAAGCCACTAACCGAGCGCAACGGCGGCATGGCTAACAGGATGGGTAATGCTATCAGTAAGGCGTATGGCGTATGACTACTCCCCCTAGTAGGACGCTCCTAGACGTGCTAGCTACTGCCGGGGTAGGTGTCGTAGGTACTAACCTATTCGCAGAGCGGATGCCGGATGCGCCAGACCATGCAGTTAGTGTAACACTGTATGCGGGTGGCACCCCGGAGTACATTCACAATAGCCCATATGTAGCGTATAACACTCCTAGACTACAGGTAATGGTAAGAGGAATAGGGGCAGATAGCGCCTACACGCTCGCAGACGCAGCCTACCGCGCACTAGGGAATAAGGACGGATACCCTAGCGACTGGATTATTATTACGCCACTGTCCGCACCATTTCTACTCACTAGAGACGAAAAAGAACGAGTAGTATACGCCTTTAATATCGAAGCACTAACGAGGGGTAACTAGATTCGAGCTACTACTATACGCAGTAACCAGTTAGTCACAAATACAGGAAAGGCTAAACTACAATGACAGAAGCAGTACGTTCCTTTGGACTAGTTTTCAAGATGGGAGACGGAGAAGCAGTAGAGGCGTTTACAGCTATTGCAGAACTTACAGACCTACAAGTATTCCCTATCAATCAGGAGACAGTAGACGCTACGCATCATGCTAGCCCTAATGCGTTCCGTGAGTTTATCCCTACACTGAAAGACGGTGGAGAGGTAACGGGTACTGTTAACTGGATACCGGGGGACGCTACCCATGACCCCGCTACCGGGCTATTAAGTCTCCTACTAGATGGTAACGCGCACAACTTTGAGATAGACATACCCGCGCTAGTGCCTGTTACATGGGCATTTAGGGGCATCGTTACGCAATGGGCACCGGGCGCGGGGCCGATAGATGGCAAGCTAACGGCAGACTTTATTATTAAGACTACTGGCGAGCCAGCACTAGAAAGCTAACACACTACTAACACAAGGGGTAAACAATGACAGAGGAAACAAGCGGAGACGTACCAGAGGTAGAGGAAGCGCAGAGAGTTATACAAACGGGTAATCTGCGTTCCCTTATCCTAGCCGCAGTAGACGTACCGGAGGAAGTGCTAGACGTACCCGAATGGGGTACTAGCATTACTGTACGCGGTCTAACAGGAAAACAGCGCGACGCATTCGAGGCGGAAGTCTTTGTTATCAGAGGTTCAGGTAAGCAAGTTAAGAGCGAGTATCATAGGATAAATATTCGCGCTAGACTGGTAAGCCTATCAATCGTAGACCCTGTTACTAAAGAGCGAGTATTTACCGATGCAGATATTGAGACACTAGGCGACAAATCCGCAGTAGTCCTAGACCGAATATTTGAGGTAGCGCAGCGGCTAGCCGGTATGCGCGACGAGGATATAGAGGAGCTAGAAAAAAACTAACGGAGCGGCCAGACTTACAATTTCAATTCCGTCTAGCCGCGCACTTAGGAATAACAAGAAACGAGCTAATGAATCGACTATCAGCGGAGGAGCTTATACAGTGGCAGATATTCGCAACGAGAGAGCCACTACTAGCGGAGCGAATAGATATAGGTATAGCTCGGTTAATACACGTACTGATAGCGATTAACAGCGATAAGAAATCTAAGCGGAGGAAATGGACAGACTTTCTAATCAAATGGTGGCCTAGTAAACAAAAGACGCCAGAGGAGTTAGTAGAGGAGCTAATAGACGCAACGCTAGCCATGAACGGCACGGTAGCGCCAGAGATACTAGAACAATATGAGTACGATACTAGGCGTTTTTAAGTTTAAGTTTGAGGGAGATAATAAAGACCTTAACAAGTCGATAGACGATAGCGAGAAAAAGGGGAGTAGTCTAGGTAAGACGCTCGGTAGTATTGGGAAGATAGCAGGCGGGGTAGCTTTAGGCGCAGGCATAACAGCGGCACCGGGCTACTTAATGGATGCAGCGCGAGCGGCGGCAGAGGATGAAGCAGCGACAATACGCCTAGATTTATCACTCAGTAACTTAGCAGAAGCTAGCGGTACTGGCGCAGCCGGGTTAGCCGAGATGCAAGATAGCATGGGCGGGCTAATAGACGCGGGGCAGAAGCTAGCATTTAGCGACGATGAAGTAAGGGACGGTATGCAATTTCTCATAGCCGCTACTGGCGACTATGACGAATCAGCGCGACGCATGGCGGCAGCGCAAGACCTTGCAAGAGGAGCTAATATACCGCTAGCTCAAGCTACTAAGATGCTAGGCAAGATGAACGAGGAGAACGTAGAGGTATTCAAGAAATTGGGTATCACTATGGGAGATAATGCCACAGAAGCCGAGGCACTAGCGGCGGTACAAGCTAAGTTTGGTGGACAGGCGGAAGCCTACGCGAACTCTACAGCGGGCCAGTTTGCCCAAAGTGAGTTAGCTATGGCCGAGCTACAAGAGACGATAGGTACCGCGCTACTGCCCGTTATGGCAGCACTAGGCGGAATATTAGTAGATGTAGTTATACCGGCATTCGGTCTGTTAACGCCTGTTATGACGCTAATTGGAGAGGGGCTAGGATTCCTTGCGGGCCACCTAGAGATAGTGATACCCGCGCTAGCAATGGGGCTAGTGCCAGTTATTATTATGGTTATTCCACTACTGTACGCTAAAGCGGCGGCATGGTGGCTAGTCGCTACTGCGATGATTGCGGCCAACCTACCGATAATCCTACTCATTGCCGCATTTGTAGCAGTAGGTATAGGTATTGGTCTACTTATCAAGTATTGGGATGATATAGTAGAAGTGATACCCGCGCTAGGAATAGCAGTAGACGCAGTTAAGCAAGTATGGATAGACTTTGTAGCATGGATTAAAGACCCGCTAATTCCCGCGCTAATATCCGTATACGAGACAGTAGCTAAGGTAGCGCAAGATGTATACGACATTATTAAGGTAGTGTGGGATAAGATAGAGCCGCTGGTAATGTTCTATGTTGGGGCGTGGCTAGCCGTTATCGAGCTAGGATGGAACGCTATGAAGATATACATAGAGACGGTACTAGGCGTAATCAAAGGCTTAGTAGATGTATTCATGGGCGTCTTTACTGGCGATTGGGATAGGGCATGGAGTGGCGTTAAGCAGATATTTAGCTCGGTATGGGATGGTATTAAGGCTATCGTTGGGCTAGCTATTGACTTCCTACTAACGCAGATGGTACCCCGTATGCTTACTGCCGCCAAAGCTCTAGGTACTGCACTTAAAGATGGTATAGTAGCAGGCATTAAAGGTATCCTAGGGAATGTAGGCGAGATAGGCGACGCGCTAAAGAGTGCGCTTAGGAGTGCGCTTCAATCCGCGCTAAACTGGTTGCACAATAATGTACGAATCTCAGTACCCGGATTTGACCCGCCGGGGCCGGGGAGTATACCGGGGTGGAATTGGTCGTTTCCACAGTTATATATACCAATGGCCGAGGGCGGTATTGTTACACGGCCTACACTAGCTCTAGTAGGCGAGGCGGGGCCAGAGGCGGTAATACCCCTTGCGGACTGGCGCAAACGTGCTACAGGCGGCTTAGGTGGAGCGAGGCAGGCACCGGGGAGCGACCGGGGCATAGTAGTAAATATCGATACTGTTTACGCTACGAGCGCAGAGGAAGCGCGGCTAAGCGTTAACCGGGTGGCATACGGCTTACGGGCTAAGATGCGAAAGAGCGGTACAGCTTGACGATACGTTATCCATATATGTACGAATCAGAAGATGGTAGTATTAGCGTAACGTTTGGTACTGCCCAACTAGAGTACGACCAATCGCAAGAGTACAGGATAGCTAGTGTACCGCTGGTAGGCGCGGACTATGAGCACGATTTTCTAGGCCGCTACCAGTCACCAAAGGCAGACGGGCTAGAGATTGTACGATGGATGATACTAGGCGTTAATGATGATGCACTAACGGAAGATACTTTTGACGACCTAGTTAGCAAGATAGACCGCATAGGCAGAGGTAAGCTATGGACTATCGATAGCCAGAGCACTAGACGTTGGTGCCGAGCGCGAGCTACGAAACGGCCAGTACCCGTTATTGGTGCAGAGATAGTTAATCATATGCCGGTAGAGTGCGAGTTTAAGCGTAGTAGCGACTGGTACGGAGAGACGCTACAAACAGGTAGTCAACTACTAGACAGTACGCCAGAGCCTTTTAACATTACTAACCCCGGTAATATGCGAGTACGAGACGCTATATTTAGGTTACGCAGCAACAGTGCTACAGGATTTACCAATCCGCAGTTTGTCAGTCAAGGAGTAGGTATGCAGATTGCGAGTACCCGAGATGCAGTAAGCGCAGATAGCGAGCTACGCATAGATGCAGGAGAAATGCGGGTAGAGTGGTCTAATGATAATGGTAGCACGTATACGGATGATTACGACAAGGTAACAGTACCAGTTACACAAGTAGGGCTACTCGATTTAGAACCCGGAGTAAATAGCATCATTTATACGGACGGCGGCACCCCTAACGCTACTCTAGAATGGGAGTTTTACGCGGCATATGCCTAATACACTAGGGCCAATAGATTACGAGTACCACGGGCTAGTAATGAAGCAGCAAGAAAAGGTAGAGAGCTACCTACATGAGTGCGACGAAGAACACCGGGCTAAGTATCACTGTAAGCCGGATGCTACATGGATACAGGAGGATTACGTAACACTGGATACCGGACAAAAGATAGTACACAAACCAACTATCGAGCGAATAGAAAGAGGTATTAGGAATGGCTAAGATTGTTAGAACTCAGATTGCAGTTACTGAGATAGAGCTAGAAGAATCGGTAGACGGGGAAGCTAGCGCGGAAGTCCTACTAGGTACGGCTCTGGCCGATACCGAGAACTGGACTACTCGAACTGCCCATGTAGTTTACGAAGTACACGCAGACACGGAAGATGGATGCGTAGTAAAGCAATTTACGAGGAGACAGTAATCATGGCACTAGTAAACCTAGCACGAGACCTAATAGCAGACGCCATAACAGGCGGTAGCACGTACACGAAGTTTACTAACGCGGCGGCGCATATCGGAGTAGGCGATAGCTCTACTGCATTTAACGCGACACATACAGACCTACAGGCAGCGTCTAACAAGGTGCGAAAGCCTATGGATAGTACGTACCCGCAACGTACTGCTAATGTCATAGTGTGGAAATCTACCTTTGCTACTGGCGATGCTAACTGGAACTGGTTAGAGCGAGGTATCTTTAACGCAGTATCTACCGCACAGATGCTAAGTAGGAAAGTAATAGCATTGGGTACTAAGACTAGCGCGGCATCGTGGGTACTTACTTGCACTGATACGGTAGTCCTAGTCTAGTGGCGATAGCGTCTGGCGTTATTGTCGGGTGGCCTAGTACGGCAGGGAGCATTCCTGCTAACTGGACTCGCGTAACTGCGCTAGACGATAAGTACCCTAGAGGGGTACCAACTTCCGCCACTAACCCCGGTAGCACTGGTGGTAGCAATAGCCATAGCAGCCACCAAATACCGAGCCATAACCACGGCGGTAGCGTTAGCCATACTCACCCGAACCAGAATAGCGGCAACAGTGTAGGCAGTATTACCAACACTGCTACAAGTACGGGTAAGACGTTTGTAGGCCACCCGCACTCACACACAATTACCCCGCCAGCGGCTACGATGAGTATCACAGCGGGGCAACACAGTTTCGGCGCTAACTCTGCCGAGCAGCTACACAGAACAGTAATATGGATTCA